TACTATGAGTGAGTCTCTCCCTGCTATCACGGTCGAGGTACGGGGCCGTCTCGAATATCTGGCGCTCTGTCGAAGATGTGGCCGGGCCGGTGCTATGCTCTGGGCACTGGGGGAACACGTCTTTCTCGTCTGCATGACGCCTGGCTGTGGCACCTCGGGACCGCTAGCCAGCACCGCCGAGGCGGCGCGTGTGGCCTGGAATGCGGCCATGGAGGTACGCGTGCATGAGTCTTGATCCGCACGCTTGGCAGCGTCTCCAAAGCCACGGCATGAGCCAAGAACACCTCGATATGCTCCTGGCCGTCCTGGACATGCACCACAACGGGTCGTGCACGTTTCATTTTGTCAATGGCATGGTGCAACAGGCAGATGTCAGGATCATTGTGCCCAACCGGCCGCGTGAGCTGGAGCGCTCTACCACGGCAGTCAGCAACGGGCTGCAACGAGTCGCCAAGCGGGCGTGATACTACTCTTCATGTGTCTGATTCTGCTTTTTGTATTCCTCTGCCAGTAATCTTCGCACTAACGCAGAGAAACCTTCCTTTTGGTGCTTGGCCCATTCGAAGAGATCTTCAGGCACATAGACGTGGCTTTGCACGACAATCCCAAGTCGCGGTACCGGACCAGGTTTTTTTCGCGGTAGAACCTTGCGTCGTTGTCCCATGGGAAAAGTATAGTACGCATATTTTGTCTTGCATAGGAGAAATTTTGTGGGTACTATAGTTGTACTACACGTTTGGCGCATTGCTGAGCGCATAGAAGGAGCCATGTATGGAACAAACAGCTTTGGCTATCGTCGAGGATACGCCAGACGTGCTGCAAGCCCGACTCAAACGTGAGTGGGAATCAATTGAAGTTCGCAAGGAACAAGGCGATCTTGACTATGGTATATGCCGAGCGCGAGCATTACAAACCTATCATGATCTTGGCCTGACTCATAGGCAAATCGTTGTATGTATTGGGATTAATCGCGGGTGGATTGATCAATTGTTACGGTATGGACGGTTTATCAATTTTGCACATGCTGCAGCATGTGCAGATATCTGTCGTATGCCAGAGCAGCGGTTTAGGAAGTATTGGCGGGCAACGTCTGATGCGAAAGTTATGGCGAAATTCCGCGGCAATGGACGCACACAAGACAATGCCCCGCGTATGGAATACGAACAACACATCTTCCATCTCATCCTGGAGAAATATATGGATAGAAAGGAGGGACTATCTACACCATCTAAGAATACGAAGCAAACCCGCCAGTACGCCAAGCGCATCTTGGAGCAGTTTGCCAATGGCAAGTTTCACTTCGCGCAGCTCATTGCTGACACGATTGAGCTTGACCTTGCTATGGTGCGCAGTATCTGTGATCGGATCGTAACCCATGGTTCGTATCAGACGTTTGGGGAACGCAGGCCCGCGTCCCCCGCCCAAGGGTCTTTTGCGTACCGCTTTGTGAAAGGAGGGAAAAAGAAGCTCGATGTCATTGTCCTACAGAGTGAACTGAAACCTGTCCTTGACGATATGGCGAACGTCATTAATGGTCATCATGTGCATTTTTCACAGCATGCCATGCAACTGTCGTTCGCCGAACTCCTCAAGGCCCTTGACCGCGTGGCGCGCTAACACCACGTTGTCACTCACAGTCTGTTCTGCTGAAAGGATATCCTAAGATGTTTACGAGACTGAAGTCAAGTACGGTGCCTATCACACGCGAGTTGGCAGGGAGGTTTGCGACGATGATCCCCTCTGCAACTGAGCGTGAGTTTAGCGAGCGGCGCTTCAAGTTTCTTCAGGAGCGCTATGATGCGGGGCTCTTTCTCCCTTGCCAATGGGCCAGTGTCTGGCTTGGGGGGACCGAACACCGTATGAACGGCAATCATAGTTCGAATGTCGTTTACAAGCTGCCTGATCCCTTTCCAACGGACCTTATTGCCCACGTGGACGAATATGAGGCCGAGACATCAGAAGATGTGGTCGAACTCTTCAGGCAATTTGACGCCCGCGAATCCGCACGGACCCCGCGTGATGTGGCAGGGGCGTATCAACACGCCCATCCAGAATTGCAGGATATCCCTAACAAGGTTGCGAAGCTCGGCATCGAAGGCATTGCCTGGTATTTGCGTGTGATTGAAGGATTGCCCTCTGGCAAGGGGGATGAACGCTATAAGCTGTTTCGGCGTGCCGAGTATTATGATTTTCTGCGCTGGCTGGGGTGCCTTCTGGATATGAAAACTCCTGAACTGATGCGCTTGGAAGTCATTGCCGCGATGTATGCCACGGAACTCGTGGCCAGCGGTGAGAAAGGGAGCCAAGTGTTCTGGGAGGAAGTTGGCCGGGGAGGTCGGCCCTATGAAGACCAACATCCTACTACGGCGCTCGATAAATGGCTCAAAGCCTGTCGTGATGGAACGTGCGAGGATACCATGAAGTCAGCCTACCATTACCAGGGCTGTATCTATGCCTGGAATGCGTATCGGGATGATCGCAACATCCGAGATATTAAGTTTCAGACCAGTAAAGGCTTGTACGTGCCTCACGCATAATAACGGTATGACGAGAGGGGAGAGTCAATGAGGCTCTCCCCTCTTTTTTTGCAACCTGCAATTTCCCCTTGACTTTTGCCTAAACCGTCTAAATACTTAGACTAAGTGTTCATGCTGTGTGGGAAAAGAGATTGCAGGAGTGGCGGAGGGTAGTCCGCGGGAAGCCTCATTCGCTCCCCGGCCAGCGCACCTCTGGCGCCGCCACATCTACATATATAGTATATAATATAATATACTATAGTGGCTAGGGGTGTATCCTCTAGACCATGCACCACTGATCCACAAGTGCCATGTCAGGACAATTCGTCCGGCGTGGCACTTTTTTTTGGCTTGTGGCGGGATGTCGCAGGCCGTCCCCGCTCGCCTGTGGGATGCAGGCGTGTTTCCCCCTCTAGCAACCGGGATGGTTCGCTATGGCTCTAAAGCAATTGTTCGAGACTGAGACCGACGTGCCCATGGCCCTGAAGGACCATTACACCGAACGGGATGGACGGTGGGTGCTCCAACTGGATCCGCCTATGGAAGACGTCAGTGGCCTGAAGAACGCTCTCACTCAAGAGAGAAACCTTCGGAGAGATACGGAGAAGACGCTGTCCGATCTGAAGGTCAAGTTTGAAGGGATCGACCCTGATGACTACCGCAAGCTCCAAGACCGCGTGAAGGGCCTCGACGATGCCGACGTGTACGACAAGCAGGGTATCGAAGCCCTTGTCGTGCGTCGTACTGAGAGCATGAAGGCTGATCACGAGCGCCAGATTCAAACGGTGCGCCGCGAAAACGACCAACTCAAAGCCACCGCCGCCGACCTGGACAAGCGCTGGCGCCAGGACCGGATCAAGACGGCCCTCCTGGACGCCGCAGCCCGGGCTGGCGTGGCGAAGGGCGCGATGCCTGACGCCGTACAGCGGGGCTTGTCAGTCTTCGTCGACCTGGATGAGCAAGGGAATGTAGTGTCAAAGCAAGGGGAAGACATCAGGTACGGCAAGGACGGCATCTCCCCGCTCTCGCCTGACGAGTGGATGACCGGCCTCAAAACGGAAGCCCCGCACCTGTGGCCACCGAGCGGCGGGAGTGGTGCGCCTGCCCATCATGCTGGCGGGGCGGACGGCATTGACTGGAATGCCCTGCCGCCTGCGGAGCGCTTAACCCGCTACCGCGAACTACAACAGAACCGGCGCTAATCCCACGCCCTGGCAGCGTCCTAGCGCCGTGATGACGTGAGGAAATACGTGCTATGGCGCTGACCATTGTGGAAGCGGCAAAGTTGGACCCCGGTGACGTGGTCCGTACCGCCATTGTCGAGATGTACGCCCGCAATAGTGACATCCTGCGAGTCCTCCCGTTTGAGTCTATCCCCGGTAACGCCTTGAAATATAACCGCGAAGACACGCTCCCTGGTGTGGGCTTTCGTGGAGTCAACGAGGGCTTTACGGAATCCGTTGGTGTACTTAATCCTATTACTGAATCGCTTGTTATTGCCGGTGGCGATTTGGATGTAGACCGCTTTATCGTGCAGACGATGGGCGCGAATCAACGTAGCGTGCATGAAGGGATGAAGGTGAAGGCGCTCGCCCACCGCTGGACGTTGGCGTTCGTCAAAGGGGATAGCTCTGCCGATCCGCGGGAGTTTGACGGGCTCCAGCGGCGGATCCCTGCCGGATCGAGCCAGCTCATTGACGCTGGTGCCACCTCCGGCGGGGATGCGCTGAGTCTGTTCCTCCTCGATACGCTGATCTCGCGAGTGGACGACCCCACGGCGCTGATCATGAACAAGACAATGAGCTTGCGGTTGACACAAGCGGCACGCGCTACGGGCGTCGCCGGCTTTATCACGTGGGAGCTGTCATCGTTCGGCCAACGCGTCGCGGTCTACAACGGGCTGCCAATACTCCTGGCGGACGAGGATAACCAGGGCCAGCAGATCCTCCCGTTCACCGAGGCAAATCCCGGTGGTGGCGCTGCGGCCAGTACGAGTATCTATTGCGTCAGCATGGGCGATGGGCGGCTCATCGGGCTTCAGAACGGGCCGGTAGACACAAGAGACCTGGGTGAATTAGAAACTAAGCCTGTCTTGCGTACCCGCGTAGAATGGTTTAGTTCCATTAGTGTTATGTCTGGCAAGGCTATCGCCCGTCTTCGGGGAATTAAGAACGCTGCCGTTGTTGCCTAGTCTCATTATATGCACTTGAATTTAAAGGGCTAACTATGAGTGTCCAAGTCTTTGACATCGGAATGGCTCTCCTCACGCCCGGCGCGGCCCTTGCTGCGAATGGTTCAGGGACCGGCGTTCTCCTCTATCCCCGGCTCCTTCCTACATGTGACTGGGTACTATACTGGTCAGGGACAGTCGCTACCGGAACATATACGTTTAACCTCCAAGTGAGTGACGTGGTAGGCGGTACGTATACAACGATAGCATCTGTGACCATCCCTCCAACACAAGCTGCGGGCCGTGTGCATCTCCCCATCCAGGGCCAGATTGCTGCAGCATTGGATAGTGATTGCCGGTTCATGCGCGTCAACTATGCGATTGGCGGCACGACCCCTGGAATTGTTGCGGGGAGTTTCTTGGCCAAGGCAGCTAACAACGCGGGTTTAGGTGTCAGAGTAGGCGATATCGTCAGCGTCTTCTAAGGACTCCGCTCTTGGCCCATAGAGGAGTAGTACAAAATGCCGGAAAATCCTGTGATGGTGGTCAATATCGAAACTGGTGATTATATCTACATGCACTCGATTGACGCCCGCGAGGCCGTGCAGATCGGGGATCACCGCTATGCTACGGTAGAGGAAATGCAGGAGAGCACCGACAAGAAGGCAACCGCCCTGAACCGTATGCGTAACGTCAACGTGAATCCGCCACCGGAGTTGCAGACGCCCGAACAACGCGCCGCGACGCGGGCGGCTGCGGCCGAGGAAGCGAAAGCCGTGGCCGCGGGAGCGGTGGTGGATCCGCTCGCCCATCGCCAGGCCCTGGGGGCGCCGGTGGTCCCAGCCGCACCTGCGCATGCGGAACCTGCCCATGCTGCGACCCCGGCGCATGCGGAAGAAAGTACCCGGCGCAGTCGGAGTTAGCCCATGGCCCTTGATGCCACTGTCGGCGGTCCAGCCAGCACGTCCTACGTGACTGTGACGCAAGCCACCGCCTTGCTCCAGGCGCACCTCGATACGCACGCCTGGTATGCGCAACTGCCGAGCGACGAGGTCACGCTCCTGGCCAAGCGCGAAGCAGCGCTCATGACGGCCACACGCCTCCTGGAGACCCAGATGCTGTGGGCGGGCTCGCCGACCAGCGACACACAAGCTCTGGGCTGGCCACGCACGGGCGTCACCACGCGCCAGGGACAGGCTGTCGATCCGCAGACCATCCCGCTGACGGTGCAGGAAGCTACGGCGTTCTATGCCCTG